TGACCGTCGCAAAAGAGGGGCTGGTCAAAGGCCCAGGCATCGTTCCGACTCCGCAGGTTCTCATTCCCGTCGCGGCAGCGGTGACGCCGGACTTTGCCGCCGGGACTCATTTCCGCGTCACGCTGGGCGACGCCGCCACGACCATCAACAACCCCACTAACCCATCCGACGGCCAGCGAGTCGTGTTCGAGTTGATCCAGGACAACGCCGGCAATCGGACGCTCCTCCTGGGGGCCAAGTTCGCCTTCGGGACCGACATTCCATCGGCGACGTTGACTCTCACCGGCAACAAGCGGGATTTTCTCACAACCATCTACAACCTCGCGGCGGACAAACACTACATTGTCGCCTTCGTCAAAGGATTCTAATTTATGGCATCAACAACTACACCAACCTGGACCGACACCGCGGCGGAGCTCATTTCCCCGGTATGTCTCGCGCGCGGCGGCGCGATTATCCGCACCACGCTTGACCTGCGGACCAAATACGCGGCGCGCCTCAACATCGGCATTGGCCGGGGCGGGACTACGGCGATTACGACCACCGGCGTTTACGTTATCATCCGGCAGATTCCAGGAAACGGCACCATCCGTTGCATTGCGCCCTACGCGCAGTTCATGACCGGGACGGCGGCGGCAATTCTGAAGCTGATCAACAACCTCGCGGGGTATGCCATCGGGACTACGGCGATGGCCATTGACGGGACCGGGACACCGGCGCTTGATGACTGGTATTGCTTCTGGGGAGAGACGGCCATTCCCGCCGGCACTACGGCGCTCCCAAGGTTGGAGTTCGTCCGTATCACGGCGCAAGCGGGGCCGGGGACTTCCATCGTGGTGGACGCGCCAATTCTCAATGCCGTCGTTGACAACATGATCATGACCAGCAAAGCGGATTACTGGACCTGCGACTTGCAGGGAGGCTCCGTTTACGAAATCCTCGTTGACTATTATTCGCATACGGCGGGCGAATCGGTTGCCGTTGGCGCTTGGTATTCCACGATGGATTCTGTCACCGGGGTATTTGGTTGATCCGGCTATGAGCGTCCCAATCTACGGAGCTAAGCCACGCTACTTCCCCACCGTAAACCGGAATCATCCGCTGGTCCGGGGGAGAATGCGCTATTGCCTTCTTTTTCCGCAGACGTTTCCCGGAACTCATAAAGGGTCCGTTCAGAATCTTCTGGTTGGGAAAACCAAGGCAACCGTTGCGGCTGGCGATCCGTTCAACGAAACCCCTATTCCGGCCTGGCTTCTCACGGACAACGTAGCCTTTCGCAATTTCGACGGGCTTAGCGGCCAAAACGGAAACCCCATTGAATCGGATGCAACTGGGTTTTATTTTGGGTCGCACTGGGGGAACAGTCTTTTTGTCGCCGCCCGCGGTCCTTACGGAAATCTTGGACCGGGAGGTTCAGACGAGCGTATTTGGCGGGCCTCGGCGGGGGGCGATGCTAACTTCAATTTTCCAGGGTCCGATGCGACTCCCGTAACCGGGAGCGGATCAGGAATCAACTGGCCAGAGCCTTCGCTCCGGGTTGAAGCGTCCAAGGGCTATAACACTTTCGGGTGGACGTATTTTGCAACGACCGCCCGGCAGGCGTCCCGCTCGGCGGTGTATCTTAACGGCGCTTGTGTGATTACGGGAACATCCACCTGGACGAATCCGGCGAGTCTAATGCACAACCCATACGCTTCTATCACGTCCGCCGCGGCCACTTCCACAGTCCTCGCGTATTCCTTCTATGGCATACCGCTCAACGATGCGGAAATGGCCAGCTTGCACAATGACCCTTATCAAATTTTCGTTGAACGTCCGTTTGCCGGGGGCGCGGGGTCCAACTCGATTGAGCAACTAACGACGCAGTTTGTGGGCGGACAGAACCCGGCCCGGTTCGGTGATTTCAACACCTGTCTATGAGCAGCTTTGAATACACTAATACCCGCGCGGCCTCCGGCGACGGAGCCAATCAACTGCTGACGAAAATTCTTCAACGGTTGAACTGGAACGCTTCCGTTACCCCTGACGTTCCGTCGGCAAACGTCGTCGTCACCAACACGCCTTTGACCGTCTCGGACCCGCAGGCGTTGGCGCAGCTTGTCTCCATCCACGCGCACCTGACGAACATTGACGGGACCACGCTAACGTCGAACGGGCACCTGGCCACAATCGAGAGCTACCTTTACGACGTAGGCACGGCTTCGTCGGCTGCTTTCAGTCTCGCCCAGATGGCGAACATCTTGGTCAATATCAACGACGGGGTTTATATTCGTGACTACGTGACGAGCCAGCGGGCGGCGGTCACGGACGACGGGCATCTTTCCGTGGTGTCCTCGCCGTTTAGCTTTGAGGTTTCCCACAGCGGGTCTTACGGGATTCGCGCGGCGCAAATTTTCCGTATTCTCGGCAGGCGAGCGGGGTTTAACTCAACCTCGGTTTTGCAAGACGTGGGCGAATGGCTGGCGACCTCGATTAACACGTTCCCGGAATTGGCTGGGACAGAGGCTCTGGAAGTCGTATCAAACAGCGTGCAGGATGACGGACCTGCCGGGACCGGGACGCACTCGGTTCGCATTGTCTATTTGAACACCGGATATGCGATGCAGGTTCTCGATGTCGTGCTTGATGGGACTACTCCGGTCGGTCTGGGGGCAGTTCGGATGCGCTACGTTTACTGGATGGAGGCGTTGACGGGCGGCACGAGTGAGATAAGCGACGGGAACATCGACCTTCGCACGGTGGCGGGTTCTGTAATCCAGGAACGTATTTCCGCTGGGGGGAACAAATCGCTTTCTGCGAGGTTCATGGTTCCAGACGGATACGAAGCTTTCATGTCGGATTGGGAAGTCTCAACTATCGGCGGCACACAGGACGCGCGGCTTCGGGCCACGGTTCAAACCGACAGCCGGGCGCTGGCGTCGCGCTACGTCTTTCAGGATACCTTCATGACTGCCGCGGATGGCGGCATGGTGAAGCCACTTCCTTATTTTAAGCTGCCCGCCCGCACGCGAATCAAAATCAGCACGCTCGCCGGAACGGCGGCGGTGGGAAACAGGATTCAAGGGGCCTTCACTATCGTTCTTGTAGTGTTATGAGGGTATTCGGTTCTCTAGTTCGGCTTTCACTGGGCGCGCTGGTATTTTTCCAGATTACGGGGTGCCAGGTTTCTTCGCGGACCTTAGAGAGGATGCAAGCTTCTGCGGTCATGTTGGAGAATAAAACGGGCACGGGGAGCGGAATCATCTTCAACCGGCGAGACGCGAACGGGAACCCGCGAACCTACGTCTGGACCGCCGCGCACGTCGCCGTCCAGCACAGCGTCACCAACCGCCTGGTTGCCGTGCAGGAGATTCTTAAGCAGGGCCGGTCGGTGGGCGTGCTAACGAATCAGTTGAAGCTGGTGAAGATTTTTTCCGGGTTGGACGTGGCGGTGTTCGAGGCGGAGAATCCGTTTACCTACGAGGCTGGCGCGATCTTCGCGCTCTCGCGGCCTTTGCGGGCCGGGGAGGAAGTGCATCACGTCGGGAGCATCTACGGCACGAAGGCGCACAACAGCTACTCGCGCGGGATCGTCACGCACGCCCGCAGACAATCGGAACTGTTCCAGGCATTCGTTCAAACCGATCTAGTGCTGTATCCTGGATGTTCCGGGGGTCCGGTGTTTGACAGAGCGGGCCGCGTCGTCGGTATGGCTGTGATCACAATGGCTCCCGGTGTCAGCGGTTTTGCGGCGATTGAGGACTGGCGCAAAGTGGTCTGGGAAGCCGGGCTGGGCTGGCTCATGGACGCTTCCCTACCAATGCCCCCGGTGGCACCGGTTGACAAATCGGTGTTTTCGGTGGATATTGGTCCATGATTAAAGTCGTAGGCTATTTGCGGGTGTCCGGTAAAGGACAAATCGACGGTGATGGCAGGGTGCGCCAAGAGGCGGCTGTCGTCGCGTTCTGTGAACGGAACAATCTGGTTTGCGTCAACCTCTTCTTCGAGGCGGGTATCTCCGGGACGATGGACGGCCTCGACCGGCCTGCGTTCTGCGAACTGCTCGAATATATCAGAGCGAACCCGGACATTCAGGGGTTTGTGGTGGAGCGCATGGACCGGCTGGCCCGCGACTTGATCGTAAGCGAAACGCTGTTGGCCGAATGCCGGAAGCGCGGCATCCGGGTCTATTGCGCCGACCGGGAACTCATCGACGTGGCCTCAGATTGCAACGATCCGATGCAGAAGTTTGCTCGCCAGATTTTTGCCGCCGCGGCGGAACTCGCCAAGTCCATCGACGTAGCGAAGACTTACGCGGCCCGCTCGCGTATTCGCGCCTCCGGGAGGCGGTGCGAGGGGGCAAAGCCGTTCGGATTCTTTCCCCGCGAGCGCACCCTGATAAACCTGGTGACGACCTTCCGGGATACCGGCATGGGGTGGACCGCCGTGGCCGACATGGTGAACGTCGCCGGCCACAAGACCCGCCGCGGAACGGCCTGGGAAGGCCCCTCTCTTATGCGGTCTTACGAGCGGTTTTCCCGGCATCTGGTAAAGACACCCAACTTCTGGCTCGAATAGCAGTTTACTTTTGGGGGCGGCGCAGACACCCTTCTGTGGAGACGCTGCCACAAATCGGGCAGGGGACAGGCAAAAGCGTCTGGAAAAACGGTTCCCTGCCCGCACTTCGCCCCCGATGCTGCCGGATGGAAAACATAAAACGGTCGTCGCGCAGATGACCAAACTGGTTCACGCCGAAAAATGGCGTGAGGCGGCGCTTTGCGTTTTGGACTTCGCCGGGGTCAATACCAAGATTGAGGACGACGATCCGCAGCACTGCCTCCCCCCGCTTCAGTGGATGCTTCACTGGATGCTTTCCAACGACGCCCTAGAGGAGGCGACGCAGCTTCTTTGGACCCGCCAGCTATTTGACTCGCGCCCGCAGTGCTCCCAGGACGTGTGGAAACTTTTTGACACGGCGAACTTCGGGCTGATCATGGGTGCTTCGAGCATGAGTAAATCTTATACTATGGGTGTCCGGCTGTTCCTGGAGTGGCTGCGCGATCCCGAATGGACGACGGTGCAGTGCGTCGGACCTAGCTCCGATCATCTGGAGCAGAATCTTTTTTCTCATATCGTGGCGCTTCACAAGTCCTCGAAGCTCCCGCTGCCGGGGGAAGTGGGGGAGCTTTACATCGGGCTGGACCGGCGCAACTATATCTCTTCGATCACCGGGGTTATCGTCCCGGTGGGGCAGATGAAAAAGGCGGGGCGGTTGCAGGGAAGCAAGCGCAAGCCGAGGACTAAGCCCCATCCTGTCTTCGGCCCGCTGTCCCGCAAGCTGATTTTCCTGGACGAAATCGAGAACGTCCCGAAAGGGATTTGGTTCGACCTGGATAACGTGATGTCCAACCTCGACGTTGAGGGGTCCGTCGGACTGAAGATTTTTGGCGCGTATAACCCCACTAATCCCTACGATGAGGTTGGCAAGCGCGCTGAGCCGCCCTTAGGATGGTCCAGCTTTGACCCGGAGAAGCACTTTCGCTGGAAGTCCGTCCGCGGGTGGGACGTGCTGCGGTTGGATGGCGAGCGTTGCGAGAACGTAATCAAGCGCCAGGTGATTTATCCGGGGCTGCAAACTAAAGCCGGGCTTGATCAACTCGCCCGAAACAGTGGTGGGCGGCAGTCCGGCGGGTATGCGACTTTTGGGCGCGGAATGTATCCTCCGCAGGGCGTTGAATTAACCGTGTTCCCTCCGGGGATGCTCGCCCGCGCGCGAGGCGAGTTCATCTGGCTGGCACCGCCGGTAGCGGTGGGATCACTCGACCTGGCCCTGGAGGGCGGGGCCGCAGCTTTGTTTTCGCTGGGCAAGTGGGGGAAAGCAACTGGCGTAAAGTTCCCGCCGAGCATCGAACACCCAGACGGCCACACCGTCATGTTTAAGAACAAGCACGGGAAGGTGACGCCGCGGAATGCGCTGCTGCTTGAACAACAATTTGCCCTTCCGAAGGGTGAGACGGTGGCGATGAAAAATTCGGCGGTCAAGACTTGCCGGAGCGCGGGTATCGCCGGGCGCTACTTTTGCGCCGACCGCACCGGGCACGGCCAGGGCGTGTTCGATTTGATGCGATACGAGTGGTCCAGCGAGATCATCGGGGTGAACTATTCGGAGGGTCCAACCGACATGAAGG